TAAGTCTTGTCGCTCTGTTTGCTTGGTACAAGTAACCTTCTTCAGTCACTCTATCGCCTGCTTCGTACCCTTGTCCAACTACAAATGCTAGAATATCTGCTACAACATCCTCCTGCTCAATACCTACATATCGGTTATTCTTTAGCCATTCATTTACAATAGTTGAATCAAGGTTGTGCCATCCACCGTTAAGTTTCATTTTTGGATCTCGTCCCTTACCTACGTGAGAGATGGTTCCGTCTACATATACATCTTCCCCGCCAGAAACAAATTGTTTCCATAGTGATTGGTCATAAATATCTCTAGTCTGTACTATAGGCTTAGCCACCATTTCCCCTGACGTTTGAGCCATGGTATGGGCGATACGGTCTTTAATATATTTAAGGTATTGCTTTTTTGTTGCTCCATCGTTTTCTTTAACAAACTCTTGAAACGTCAATGCCTTTGATTGACCTCCTGCAATTCCAGTTGCATATTCTTCTCCCAGTAATAGCTCAATAGATGCAGCCATACAGTTTTCAGCGTATGTCATTGACCCTGGTTCCATACAGTCACTGTTAAGTGGTGATGTAGTGTTACAATGGTTCAGTGATGACACACCTGCTTGAGTTCTGCTATCTCCACTGTGTGTACAGATACGAGAACCACCACCCATTCCATTACCAGTCGATTGACCTTCTGGATGTGCTATGTTGGCTCCCATCATTGGACATAGATTCCACGCTAGACCCTTTGTTGAGTAGATTACACCATAGTATGGGTAGGCTACTCCAGAGATATTGATGATTTGACCAGGAACGATATAGTTACGTCCTGTTTTACCACTTTCTTTAATCTCTAATCCTGAGTCTTTCATTGTTTTAACTTCATTGTAGTTAAGTACAAATTGGTCATTTTGAATATCAACTTGGAAGTCTTTATTCTCAACGTAATACAAAGATGGTGTGTCGATTGCAGCAAGTACGTTTGCTATATCTTCTACATAGTTCTCTTTGTTGTATACTGATGGATACAATTCTTTTAGCTCTTTTTTCATTCCATCTTTGAATGAGTAAATAGCCATGGTCCATTTCTCTTCATCTTGCTTATAGTCCAAATCTTCACTATTAAGATTATGCACAACTACTGGATGCAGAAGGTTGACAATTTGTCTCTTTCTCCCTTTTCTTACATCCATAAGAAGTACACCATATAGTGTATCCTTAGATTCTTTGTAGATTTCTCCAACCATTGCTTTTGCTTGGTTGATTGATAAGTTTCCATCACCTACTTTTGTAATCTCAAGTTTGGCTGGAAATCTATTCCATGCTTTTGTTTTACCATTTCCATTTCTTTGCATGTGCGGGTTATGGTATTTTTTCATGAGTTTTTCAACTCCAGATGTAAAGTTAATTTCCTCCACTGCAAACCCAAGTCCATTGATTGATGTGTATGAGTCTGCTGTTGGTGTGTCCTTAACAAGGTCTTTGCTTAAATCTCTTACGAGGTCTAAACATGTTTGTTCATAGATTTTTTGTAGTGGCGTTGGAGCCAAGCTAATCATATTTGATGCCATTTTTATACCCCCTCTGGTAAGTTTAAGTCTTCATCTTGTCCAGCAAAAACATATAGTTTTTTTGAGCCAGCTTTGAATCCATTTAATAATTGTTCATTGTATATCTCATCAAAGTTTGCTCTCAGGATGCTGTGTTCTGTTGTTGTCCCACATGGTCTATCTCTATCTCTTAAGTGCTCAAGAAACTTGATAGTCATCGTGAGGTGGTTCAGGAGAAATTTGGATACGTTGATCTTTCCATATGTCTCCATCATAAGTTCGTCATCAACTGCAGGGTTCTCAACAAGTGAAAACTCTGAGTCTCTGTGTGTCGCAGCAATAAATGTGTACGTTGATGCTGACAACCATGCTCTTGTAGCAATATCTGGTGCACCGTAGATGATTGTGTGGTTCACGTGACCTGCTTTACTTTGAGTCATGTCTGTATCTTCAAGTCTTTTTGAGTGTGTATACCATCTATGGCATAGTTCTTCAAATTTTCTTGGGATACAGTCAACTTTTTTTGCTGTTTGGTTCGCTGCTTTAAATTCAGGAATGAATGGAATTCTTAACATGTTAGGAATATCGAAATCATCGTCATCGTATGCATGAATTGTTGGGAATATTCTACTCTTTCCTGTCCATTCAGACATCTGGTACATCCAGTGTATGAAGTTTGAACCAGTTCCTCCAAGTCCTACAAGAGTAATCATAAACTCTTTGTTCTTTACTGCCTGTAGTAGTTTTGAGATGTCTGTTTTTGTGTATCCTAACATTGTCACAAGCTCTGAGATGTGAAGTTTTTTACAACTCAAATCTTCAGATACTCTCTCTGAGATAGCATAGCCATCTATTGATTGGTTTGTTGGGAGTTTTAGTACACCATTTACTGGATAAGATATTTCTTTTGCCAGTATGTATGGGTAGAATGTATCAAGTAGCAACTTACTTCTAGTTACTCTGTCGTGGACTCTAGCAATATCTGTAAAGTCATATCTGAACTTAATCTTCTCAAAGATTAAATGGTTGAGTGGTATTTGTTTCTTCATTTGGTTTCCTTTCCTTTATGTTGTGTAGCCACATGCCAAAACCGAACTGAATCGGTTCTGGTTCTAGCTACTACTTACCTGACGAACTGTTAGCAGTCAACGATGAAGTTGAAGCTACTGATACAGTTGGTGCTGGTGCTGTTGGTGCTGCTGTCTTTGCGGCCTTTTTGACCAAATCTGCCATAGATGCCATTACGCTACCCCCTTCTCTGTGTCTGCTACGTCTGCAGCTTTTCTAAGTCCTGAAGCTGTTGCTTCACGTACCGTGTCGCTTGTCTTTGTAAGACCAGATACATCAATACCATCAATGGCATCATTAATAATACCTTCAAGGTCGAAGCTTCCAAGAAACTCATCTGATGCAGCAGTTACTCCAGCATCTGCAAGAAGCATAAGCTTTTCGTTTGTGTTACCAAACTTGATGATTGCACCCGCTACTGCGTTTGCCATTACGAACTTGAACCAAGGTTCTTGTGCATAACCTCTTACCATCATTGGTAGTTTTGGTGCAATTGCTCCAACTACTCTCTCGTTGAACATTTGACCTGCTCTTCTTGACGCGTTAGCTTTAAAAGCTGTTTTGTTACCTTCTGCAAGTACATTTGCAAGTGTTTTTAAATCCATAGACATAAAGTCTCCTTTTATTGTTTGGTTGTATCTTTAAGAACGTATCCGTTCTAATCCTCAGTGTAGCTACTTGGGAGGGATTACACTACTTCCTTTCAGAGAAGTGAAACCAAGTTTGCTACTTTGTGTTTTTTGCTACGTATTCATCATAGAATGTTTGATACCAGTTGGACTTAGCGATGTCTTGTGGACCCACCTTGCCTTTCTTGAATGCACGCATTCTATACTTGATGATGTTACCTTTTAGCCAACCCATCAACTCTTCATGAGTTAGTAGCTTAGCAAGCATGTCATTTACGTTTGTATCAGCCACCTGATAGTGAGATGGTTGGTGCACAGCCTTGTCTACGACTCTTGGTAGTTCTATTTCTAGCACTGAGTCCATAGCCTTTACCTTGGCTGACTCAAATGCATCTGCAGCAATTGAATTTTTTCTAACTGTTTGCATTTCCCCATAGGTAAGTTCAGCATGTGGGTCAGGTTGACCAGCGATTGCCTCTATCTCATCATTAAACTCTTCCATTAATGTGTTGAATTCTTCTTCTCTCATTTTTATCTCCCTTCTTTCAATTAGTCTTTCATACTGCATGTTGTTTACACGCTCCATTTCTGCTTCATATTGGTCAAGTGTCATTTGTAATCCTTCATGTAGTCAGCAGATGCCATGAGAATTATTCCAACAATCATCATTCTAAAATCATCCATTCCGAATGACCACACGAGGAATGATAAAACCATGGTTCCCCACAGGAGCATGTTTCCAAATATAGTCATTGCTAAAAGTATAAAATCTTTTGTTTCTTTATCCATCATCATCAATTCCTTCATCTCTAAGATAGTCGTTGTGTTCTTCTTCTGCAGTTGCCTGCTCCATCGCTAACCATTCGTAGATATCCGATGGTTCCTGATTGCTGTCGGCACATCTCTGCACATACAGCTCGTAGTCTTCTTCGTTCTGCTCAGCAGAATACTTTCTTGACATTGTTCTCATGATGAAAATATTGCAAATGCAAAGAATGCCATGAGTACAACCCCAATGATTGTGGTTCCGATATCTTGTGTTGCTGCAGCTTCAATCAGTGCAGCTTGTACCTCTGGGCTTAATGCCTGAAACGTAGTTTCATTCATATCTTCCATATTCATGCTTCCTCCTTAGAAGTCGAAGTCGTAATGACTTTCTCTTAATGTTTTTAACTCATTCTCTTCAAATGCTTTGTAGGTGAGTTTCTCTATTTGATTGTCTATAACACTGTGTCCTCTTTCGACGAATAGGACATTGTCCAGTTCATCAAACAATAATCGGAAAGATTGTTGGTTCTGTATCCACTCTATTCCTTTAATGTTAAAGATTCGTCCTGTATATTCGTCCCATCCATTACATTTGCGTACCATCTTTCTCTTTTTTGAGTCTGCTTGTTCACATCTGAAACACCAGATAGTCATACTGGTTCCGTATTTCTCAACCAGTTCTCTCCTGATTTGTGTTTTTCTTACTGAAGGTATAAAGTCACCGCCACAACATTCACACTGAGAGTGTTCTCTTGCTTGGTATCTTCTTGAATGTATCCCAGGTATTGAGCTTCGATATTCTGTTTTAAGGTTTACTCTATCTGTCTTAGAACCAATCATCTTTATGAGTTCATGGTCTGGACATATTGTGGTTCCGTGCTCTTTGAGGTGTTTGTCTATTTTTGTTTGGCAAGTTGATTGATGCTTGCGTTTTGTCTTGTCTCTGTTTTCTAAAAAGTCAAGTGCATTTCCCATAGTGTATTCCTTATGTTTGATTGAACGGTGTCATTCCGCTTGAAGCTCCATTCTTTGATGTGTCTCCTCTTCTCAGGAAGTATGGATTTATTCCACCGCTACTTGATACCATCTTAGGAGCTTTTTTTGTTGGTTGTTGTGCCGTCTTGTCTAGTGTAACTCCTTTGTGTACTGGTAGCTTTCTTGGTTTTTTAACCTTTGCTTTGCCAGCATCACGTAGTTTATTCTTCTCATCTACCTTGCGTTTTTGTACAATTACTTTGCACTCTTCACAATACTTTGTGGTTCCAGTGTTCGACCATTTTGGTCTTACGAAGCACTCTTCACACATCTTGTCTTTACGATCTCTCTTTTGATAACTTCCGTTGTTGTTTCTCTTTATTACAATCTTTGCACATTTGGTGCAATACTTTGTATAAGACATTATCTTGTTGCATTCTACACAAGGTGAGTAGTTCTTTTGACGACGTATTTGTTGTGTTACCTTATTGGTTTCTCTTTGCTCTATGATTCTACAGTCAGAGCAATACTTACTTGCTCCTCTTGCCTTATCTGCCAAATGGCATCTAATACATTTGTTTGACATATCTATCCTTTTCTTGCAAATGCTACACCACCAGAACTCCATGTTTCCATGTATTTCTGCAGTGCTTCTTTGAAATTTTCTGCCACAATCAGCTTACCATCTACGATGTAGCGATTTTGACTTTGATGTTTCAATTTCATCATTGTTTCTCCTTTCTATTAGTTAGGCTCTTCTCCGTCCCTAAGACGCACCCAGTGCCTCTTAGCTTTCATTACTTCGTTGAGCATTTTGTTATCTTGATACATATAGTGAACAGCAATGAGTTTCTCCATGTGTTCTTCTAATAGTTCAAGTCTTCTGTTACAAGTTTCCTTGTCAACCCTAGGGACATCGTTGGTTCCGTATAGCTCAAGATTTGTTAGCATCTTCTAGCCCTGTGCGATGGTCATCTTTTAATTCTAGGTCTGGATATTGCTTTTTTACAAGTTCAATACCATCAACAGAACCAAACTCTACATTCAGGTCTTCGTTTGCTTTCTTAAGATCATTTAGTTTTGATCTTGTCTCTTTCAATCTTCTTGAAATCATGTATCCCTGATAGATAATTAGCATAGCTACAATAAGTATTACTGCGTTTGTCATACGTTCTCCTTGATGTAATCTTTAGCCATATTATACCATTTTTCGATGTTCTCTGTGCTGACCACAATAAGATCATCCATCTCTACATAGGTCTCTGGAGTGTTTCTTTTTAACGCTATCATGTGCATGATGTAGTGGTTCTTTCCTCTAAGTAATAGCTTATCGGATATGTTGATATTTGGTCTATCTTCTTTTGGTATATCCTCTGCCCATATTCTCATGAGTTCAAGTATGTTTATAACAGATGATGTTTGTGTTTTCTTTAAGTCCTCCATTGGTGGAAGATTTGCTATCTTTTTAATGTGTGCTCTTTCTTCATCAGTGAATTTGTTAATGTGAAATGAGTTAAAGCCTGCAGTTTTCATTCTGAATGCGATATCAGGCATGCTTGATTTGTCTACTTCACATTGTTTACTGAATATGTATACTTGTGCAAGAACTAGTCTGTTTAGTAAGTTTAATTGTTGTCTGTTCATTAAATTGCTCCTTTTAGAAAATATCTCTTATTGAATTCATGTCTGAGTCTACTTGGTGTTATTCTAAACTCGATACTTGTTTGCTTGGTCTTAAATGGGAAGCTGGTAGATACAGTTACCCATTTTGGTCTATCGTTTGCAAGGTTTCTCCATTGAACAGGATACGTTCCCTTGCTTGCTAATGCACTCCACGCCTGCTTGTCATTGTTCCAAATAACTATTCGCTTACCTGCCAGAAGCTCTGGGCTACTGATTATCTCATTGATATCAGTAAGCATATGTGCTCGTCTTGATTCTTTTGTGTACATAGTCTTTACTACAGCCTCTGTATTGCGTGACAATATCCTTACTTGACATGTCATGATTAGAATCTGTGCTCCATATTGCACTTTTGCAGTACCTATCGTTGGTGTGAGTATAAGTGAATACCATCCCTTATAATCATATCCACCATTCTCTGGTGTTGCTGGGGCTACAGATTCAACTCTATACTCTAGCCATAGCATTTGGTGTCTGCTCTGGTGAAGTGGATCTCTTGTGGATATGGCAGCTAACTCTACTATATCTCCAAGCTTTGGTTCCTGGTTGTATTTACCTGGCACATATGCCTTTCTTCTCTTTCTCTCTATTGTTGTTGCCATATCTTTCCTTTCATGATTTTTATAACAAACTCAAGCGAACCAACAGACTATTCCTTTCTGTTGGTTCTATCAATTTGTTTTGATTTTCTTGTTTAGAATACAAGTGCGTCTACCAATTCCGCTAAGGGGCCGTCTGCATACTATACGTAGCATTTATGGTGGCCCCCCGAGGACTCGAACCTCGAATTATCTGTAATTGTTGCACGACCCGGTTTTATGTCTAGTTCCCTTTTTTAAGATGAGTTAAGAATATCGTATAACCACTCTACCACTTCGCCATATGTTTGGAGGCGAAGGAGGGGGTTGAACCCTCGTAATATTCTGAAGTTTTTCTAGGACTGACAAGTGTTAAAAGTCTATAGTGCTAAGCTTAAATGGGATGATAAAATAAGCTTAATGATGACTACACTACCCCTGAAATAAGTTTAGGGTTATAGTGCAGGGTAAATTTAAAGATAAGTTTGCCCAGGCAGCCACCTTAGTCTCAGTGGCTCCATGGGCAAACCTTTCGGTTTACCTATGGCACAGGTATTGCTAATGCAATAACTATACCGATAGAAATGCCCAGTAGATATAAAAAATCTACCGTACAGATACTATCCATTGATGTATCCGAAGATTGCATCTGCGAATTTCTTCTCAGTATCTACAACCTCGGTGTTTGCTCTTTGACGTGCAGTCTTCACTGCTCTGATTGTAGCCGTAAGACGTTGGATCTTCTCTGCTTTATCTAGTGACGTTAGTGCACCAGAGAACTCATCAATGATGAACTTACCTACGACTGTAGTCTTCTCTTGCTGAACCAACTGAGCTTTGAACTCTTTGGTAGCTGGAGATACTTCAACCCAGGTCTTTTCTGTCAATGATTGCTGGTTCTCCCTTTGATTCTTAGTAACAAACACATTTGCAACCGGGTAGCCCTCTGCTTTAATCCATGACTTAGATGCGTCAAGAGTTGGGAGTGCATTATATAGAGCGAGCAATGATGTTAGCTTCTTCTCCATACTTAGAAGTACGATAGCTGGAATGTCTTTAGCAATTACGGTATCACCGACTACGATGTCTGCTTTTGCTCTCTGGTTTGCGTCTTCTTTTTGAAGAGTCACGTCCCAGTATCTTGCGATTTCCGTTGCTGCGTAATCAAGCTGCTCAGTTGCAGTTGATTGAACTTCTTTTGACTCTGTTGCCTGAGTAAGGTGCTGTAGCGACTCGTCGAATAGAACGTGTGCTTTTACCATACCAGCAAAGATAGTCTCTTTGGTTGCAAGTGTCTTTGTTGTCTCTTTCTGTACTCTGTTAGATGTCTCTGATAATCCAGTTTCAACTGCGAGTAGTTCGTGTAGTGCTGTTTGTTTCATTTGGTTTCCTTAGTATAAGTTTGGTTTAGAACCACCAATGAGTGCATTTAAACCCGTACACCTCTATGGTAGAGGATAGCTTGTCACTCTACTTCTAGTGGGATAGGTCCCTCTGTGGTGGTTCCTGCCCAATTAGGGACTTTGTTATCCTGTTTTCTCAGTTGCTTCTTATAAGTCAGAAAGCCCATCGACTTTGGTGTGCACGCTAGGAATTTAACCTAGGACCTTCGGATTAACGTCCGACGCTCTAACACTGAGCTACTAGCACATATAGGCTCCCTTGAGTCTTTCCTCTAGGGATATAAAGTCATAGTGCATTTCGCTAAGTTGCACAGCACTAAAGAAGCTCTACTATATAGGTTTATGCCCGTATTTAACTGGATGGTGGGCATGGGACAGATTCCTTTCTCCAGGCAGCCAGTCGGTTTTTCATCTGGATAGGTTACATTTAGATTACCCCTGATTTCAATAGCGTTAATCCCCTTGTAAAAGGGTTAATACTTTTTGGTGGGAACACCAAGTCGGTTTTTTGAGCCGGGTCTGCGACCAATGACCCCACACAAACATCTTTGTGATGGTTCTGTGGGATACTGGCGGTAACACTTTTACGTGTGTATACCAGTCACGGATGATTTCTTTCGACACTAAGTAGCCTGCTGGACATCTCAGGAAACAGCTCTCTATAGAGTAGTGGGTTAACGTGCATATGACTCTACGGTTTTACGGTTGTCTCTCCAACGGGATTCGAACCCGTGCACCCCGGCGTTGAAGCCAGGAGTCTACCAGCTGAACTTATGGGAGCACATAGTCTCCATCAAGGCAGACCCCATCAAATAGGGTTGGCTAGGAGCGATATGTAGAGAGTGTGAGTTTTGCTTGTCTACATGATTCTCTGTTTTAGACGTCGCAAGAAGACAGGATTTGAACCTGCGTCTCCCAGACCGTGTCCGGGTATCCTACCAGACTAGACGACTTCTTGACAAGACACTCGGCCTCAGCGGAGTGTAATTGTGAGAGGTGTGGTTTGAACTGTGCATAATCTCTCGTTTTACAGCTAGTATTTTATTGCCTCGGCATGCCCTACGGCCACACGAAGAACCAACACTGGTTCCTCTAGTGGACATAGATTAGCGTCTAGCAATAGCTTGCTGTCTTCGTAATGAAGCTAGTTCATTCTCTTCTCTATCGTGTCTGAAGATAAGCTCTTGAAGCTCAGTTGCATCTTCTCTGTTGTAGGCATATGCTGTTTTAATAACATAGTCTACTCCTGCTGGAAGAGTGACCATCACATCGTAATCTCTACTATAGGTATTAACCCATTGTGTGATAGTTTGTCTGTTGTCTACTCCAACAGCCTCCATTGCTTCCTCTTCTGTAAGCATATTTTCTAGTACTGCTTTTACAATACAGCCTTTAGTACGAGCATCTGCTCTGATTACATTTTTCTCACGTACATATGTGAATTCGTTGATGGCGAATACCATGTCCTCCTGGTTCAGGAACAGATCTCTGTACCATCCCGTTACTACGTTGGAGTCAATGTTGAGCAGTTGTGCAATGTGTTGCGTGTTCTCGCCTCTGGCTACAAGTGTAGACACTACGATCTTAACTGCATCAGTATACCCTGCTTGCTCGTTTGCTATTCTCTCTTCTCTGAATCCGATTAGTAATTCGTCATACCCTCTCTGGTAATCTCTCATTAGGTTTCCTTTAATTTCAATTCATAATTTTTTGACAGTAATTGTACTGCGTGCATGATGTGTTCAAACTCCTCTCGTGATGGAGTTGTTAGGTGTTGAATGATAGTCTCCTGCTTAAAGCCTGATTCTTTTAGGATATCAATCATTTCTATTTGTGCAAGTACATCTTTTTCTGGAATGCTTTTAAGAATGGTTGATAACGTGGTTCCAATTGTTCTACCTTTTCCAGATGAACTGTTTACCTTCAGTGGTCGTGCTGTAGTCTTTTTTACATTTACTTTGAACTCTATTCTCCATTTGAATACAGTGGCAGGAAATAGGTTTAAATCAAGCAGTAACTGCTTATCATTCATTTCCCCATCTTTGAAGTAGTATCTTACTACATCTTTTTTTACGTCATCAGGAAATACTCTTCCTCTTCCTATTACCTTAATTCCTTTTACATATTCGATTAGTTTAGCTCTGGTCATTTTTTTTCCTTTCTTTGTATCCTGGACACATGTCTGTGTCTTTCATTGGCTGCGTTGCAATAGGTGCACCAGTCCATTCTTCAACTGGCTCTGTACCATTCCACCATAATTGTGCTAACGCTGTCTTTTCTGGTGTTAGGTTGTCTTGACACTCATAGTTTGCACAATGCGTTTCACTACAAAATGTTTTGTCTCTATAGCACAACATTTTAGATTCCTTGAAGTGATATATATTTCGGAATAACATACCATTCTTGCACTCTGGTTGGATTCATTGTTTCAACATATGCACCAGTAATGATTGGAGTGAATCCTACACTGTTGGTTCTAATTACATTATTAATCACTGTTACTGTGATGCTTCCATCGTTTGATTTACTTTTTAAACTTATTGTTTTTTCCATTTCTGTTTCCCTTTTCGATTAGTATTCTATTGTTTAGTATTTCTGATCTACTGCCTATCACAAGCATCTTGATCTCTACAAGTCTTCTGTTGTTTTCCATCATGAGTTCAGTAAGTAATCTTACTCTTTCATCAAGATTCTCTATCTTCTTTCCGTTGAACATCATCTTCCTTTTCAATTGTCTCAAGCTTGGCTCTAAGCATTTCCATTTGTTTGTTGATGTAGTCAGCATCATCAATTGTCCATGTTTTTGTCCCCATAGCGACAAGCGTAAGCTTTACTTCTTCAAGAACTTTCGTTGCTTCAGTACTGAGACCCGGCTCCTCCATCTTTTGGATGACCATAAATCTAAGTGTTTCAAGTATTTCGTTCATGTTATCACTTCCTTCTCTGTTAATTTTTTGATTATTTTTTGAGCTTCTGTTTCATCATCTTGTGCATTAAAGTCATCTATTGATTTCATAATGTCGATGACATCTTTATGCTTTACTGGAGTCTCTATTGGATCTACACTAGAACCAGAGACTACCCATTCATGTATCAAATCCTTTCCTTCAATTGCTCGAAGGTGGTTCTCAAATGATGAGACAGTTGATACTACATACTTTCTCAAGTATTCAAATATAATACATTCCATCTGTTCGTTGGATGCATATACGATTTTTATACGTTTGTCACCACTTGCTGGCTTAATCTCTACAGAGTTCTTTATCCAGTAATTTGATTTGTCTATATACTCATCTATATCATGAACAGTGTGTTCTATCTTTGTATATTTACGTGCTTCAGTCCCTGTAGCAAATGACATCACTTTTCTCTGTACAGCACGCTGAGGAAGATAGCTAGCCATATCTTCTCTGAATGCGTTTATCTTTTTGTCTTCTTTTTGTGTTCGTGACCAAATATTCGACTCTTTTAGAGTATTGAACCCTCTAGGGTTTAATATCAATTCTCCAGCAAGTAGTTTGACTCTTGCTAGTTCTTTTTCTTTTAGCTTTTCGTCAATTTTTTTCTGCCTTTCTATTTCAGAAAGGAAGTAGTTCATCTTTTGTAGTCCATCATTCTGCCATAGGTGTGCCATGTTTATCCTCCTCAAGTTTCTTTAGTTCGGCATTCATTATGTCTATTTGTGTTGGTTCTTGTGTTGGTGTGCCATGTAGCATTTGGTCTATTGCACAGACAACTATGATTTCCCATAGGTCTACGTTTTCACTATCAGATTCACCCATTGCCCAATTCAGCAGCAATGGATGTGACTGTTCTAGTCTATGACTTAGTTCTTTTCTGAACTCATAGTCTGTGATTCTAATTCCTCTTGCATGAGTATTCATGCCACGCACACCAGTGTTTGTGTGTTGGTCCATCATTTCTCTACGAGCACGTTCCATTTGCTCATAGTCGATAGCTTGTTGCATGAGTCCTGGTTGTACCAGTGGGTCATTAGCCCATTCATTGCGAGGTATGATTTCCTCTCTGCCAAAGGGATGCTCCACAGTTGGTGCATGTCTTCTGACCATTGGACTTCCGTCCATAAGACTTCTGCGAAGTCTACGCTGGTACGCTTCGTCATCTGGTCCAATACCACCCGTTAATACATTTGCCATGACTCCTCCTTTATGTGCAGTCTATTTCTCCGTTTGGCCATAGATAGCACTCTTGTTGAGTACCATCTGGCATTGTTATAAGTATGTATCTACCTGCTGTAGCTAGTGTTGTTAGTATTGCTAATGCAATAAGTATTTTAGTCATTTGGTTCATCCTCTATTTCAAATGTGTCCATTAGTTTTTGTATCATATTTCCTACTTGGCCTTTAGCCTGTGCAGGATCTGATTCTATGTCGATAAACATATCATCAAGTAAATCTTCCATGATTAGCATTTTCTCTTTATCTTCTGTGCTTAGTTCAGGGTTTTGTGCAGATTCTCTGAATATTTTCATTAAGCTGTCTATGCCAAGCATATCTTCAGGTTTGTTTGTGTTGGTATTTTCTTTCATTGTGATCCTTATGTTTTATTTAGTTATAATATCCTAAAGTTCAAGAAACTTAAAATAAAGGATATATTATGGGTGCAAAAAATTACGTATTTAGTTTTGCGAGATACTTAAAAAAGACTGGCCAAGAAGGTCTAAAAAAAGGTACAGAAGCATGGAATAAAGCTTTTGAACAATATAGACATGGTCCTGTTACGCCAAAGGCTAAAGTTCCAAAGGGGCAAGAGATAGTGCAAGCCGTTAAAGGCAAGTCACCTGCAGTTAGACCTAAAGGTGAAGTTGTAAAGTCTGCCAAGGGCAAATATGACCGTTCAAATAAACCTGATAAGTCTAAAGAACTTGTTCACAAGCCTGGTACTAACCGTGCAGGTAAGCCTGATAAGTCTAAGGCTCCTAGAGACATTACATCTATCGGCAAGAAGCCTGGTAAGATTAAAGTCAAGAACGCAAATAAAAAAGATGCACTTAAATTAATTGCAGCTCTTGGACTTGGTTCTGGAGAGGCTAAGCCTACTCCTGCTAAGACTAAGACTAAATCTAAGCCTAAGACCACAGCTAAGAAGACTGTACCTGCAGCTCCTAAGTATGATCTTGGTGTACCGATGACTGATGCTGAGATGGGTGCTCCTAGACCTGGTTTTGCAACAACAGATCCATTAAATCTATTCGGAAACAAGAATGGTATTAACCCATTCTCATCTCCTGAAAGAGAAGCATTTGGATACTCTGCGTTTGCTCCTATGGATGCATTCCGTGGTGATGTTGGTGCTGGACGTGAATCACTCACTCCTCCTGAGCAGATGAATGCTGCCATGACTCCTGCTGACTTGCTTGCTTTCGATAGAAACGAAGCACAAGCTGGAGGTTATTTGCCTCAGTTCAATGCACAGCAAGCTGTATTCAATCAACCTGCCCCAGTGGTAGCTGAAGCTCCAGTTGTAGCTCCTGCTCCTATTGCTCCAGCTCCTGTAGCAAACAGATTGCAACAGAAGTATGTACCTGAATCTCAGATAGCATCAGATGCTGCGAGAATATCTCCAGAGATGGACAGAACACTTAGCATGTTCTAGGAGTAGGTTATGTTGATACCTATGGAACAACGAGTTGCCAACATACGTAATGGACTCTCTTCTTCTGGTGAAGCTAGAGAGTCACCATTTGCTAATGTAATGGACTCGGAACCTGAACCATCGTATGGTCAGTCATCTATGTCTAACTTTGATGACATCAAAGATATACAACGTAAGCAGCAAGAGGCTCAAGAAGCCAGAGCTGCTGAGGAGAAGGCTGAAGCTAGACGTATAGATGTATTTAACAATGCATTGTCTGAGCGTGCAGCATATAGTAGATATGTATCTAATGTTGGTAATCCTGCTACAGCAGGCGGTTCTAATTTCCTAAGAGATGGTCAAAACATGACACAATCTACTGTAGGTAAATTTAACATGATCACTGGCAAGCAAGGTAACAAGGCATTTAGGAACAACAACCCAGGTAATATTACTGGTATGGGTGGTAGATTGCTATATGGTGCTGTTGGCTTTGCCAAGTCCAAGCATGGTGATGCTGGAGATCAGAACCAACTAGTGTTTGATTCTCCTGAAGCTGGTACTAAAGCCATGTATGGTCTCATGAGTGGTGGTTCATATAACAATGCTCCTATCAGTCAGGCATTTTCTAAATGGCAGACAGATAAGAAGGCATGGGCTAATATGAAGCAGAAGTATAGAGGTATGGGTATTGATGTTGATAGACAACGATTCAATGACTTATCTCCTCAACAGAAGTATAACTTCATGAATGTACGTGCTAAGCACGAAGGGTTCCAGGGTGACATCCCTAATATATTCTAAATATATTTAAAGGTCATCCCGCCAACGGAAGCTTGCTTGCCGTTGACTACTTTAGAAATCCCTCCCTTATTAAGTCCGGTATCCTTAGACGCATGTGATATGCTGGGGTAAATTTTTCCCGTGAACATATTTATTATTGGTTTCTTGCGAACCCTCGATTCGTATGTCTTTTGTAAGTCGTCCTGTGACGGTTTACAAACAACATATAAAATCTCTTTTCCCCGATAATATTCGGGCTTTTCTGGTACTATTTTTATTTGCTTCATTTGGGTGCTCCTAAGTTAAGGGTTGGTTAATGGTAAAACTACTAAAACCCTCATGGTGTAATTGAGGTTTCCGTATTTTACCATTATTATTCCATCCAATCCATGTTAGGTGGTGAAATCAATAGATATACACTGAATATTGCACTAGCAACAGTAGCTATTGCTAGTCCTGTCATACTTCCTCCGAAGACCCATCCTAAGCCAATTAGGATAGCTCCATCCAGGCCTGCATCCGCAAACCTTTCGTTCTCCAGTTTCCACTTGATTGCAAACATATTAAAGAATGTTGCAATGCCAAGTACAAATATTGCAGTAGCGTCCATGACACTACTTTTTGGCTGCTGGTTTCTTGGTTAGCTCGTGAACTCTACGCATAACCTCGAACTCAATATCCAGGAATGCATCAAGTTGTGGTCTTGACACGTCGACGAAGTTTTGAATCTCTTCTTTGCTGATACCTTCTGCTAGTAAGTGACTAGCTATTGCTTTGTTCTTGTCATCCAGATCTGTAATGAATGGATTAACTGGATCCAATAGTGATTGGATACCATCATTGATTTTAGTTACACCATCTGGTGTTATTTTTGATAAAAAACTCATCTTATTCTCCTTGCCATTTATGGCTTTTGTATTATTTGGTGATTATATACACCATGGAACTAACCTTGTGCATAGTGCTATGCTGTTGGTTCTATGCTATATACGTGGCTCAACTAAGTATGAGCCGTCTCTATCCGGATGCCTACATATCTGCAGGGCTTTGCTGGTGTGGTCTACTACCACTTGCTACTGTTTGGTATATCCAGGAACAGTTTAGCAATCCTGGTGTTTGTTGATCTGGGCTCTACGGCTATTTCGCATACGCTTGGATAGCATTCCCCTTCCTAGAGTTATTAAAACGGTTTTACCCGTGGGTCAATCGACGACACCCTTGAGGTTAACCCTCATAGAGGGACTGGTAATAGGAGTTGTTCTGTCATTTCAATCACGGATTAACATAGTCACAACCAGTCCCCTTATCAGGGTTAAGTAGAACCGTCCTACAGCCTATGTTCACTATATGATTGTGCAACATGTGTAGGTGTTGGTTCTAATTATTAAAAGATAGCTAAACAAGGATCTTTCGCCTCAACGGCAGCAACAGCTAGGTCGTAAGACTCATATCTGTTATAGTTCATGTTTACCATATCTCTTGGTGAATATTTAGAGAATCTTTCTGCGGCGATTCTCAGTTCTTTAATGTATCCATCTAACTCTTTGTCGTACTCTTCAGCACGCTTTTCAGCAGCTTCGAGAATGACTTCAGGGTCAGTCTGCGTTGGAATGATTTCGGCAGCGTTTTCACGAGTTACCTTATATTCCGGAGATACAATACCATATTTCTGAAGCTTATCAAGATCCTTATCGAAATCGAACTTAGCTTTCTGCAACATAGTTGCATCCTTCTTGTCGACATCAATATCAGGCATTTTAATACCTGAAGTTTGGTCTTGAACCTCAGTTGTTGGTTCTGATTTTGGCATTTCTGCTCCTTTCATGTGTACAAGGTGTCATCACCTTTGTATCACAAAAGCGGTGGACACCGCTCATGAATAGGTGGCAGTAACGGAGGAACTTTAGACCGTAAAATACGGTAAAGTACCCCGTTAAGAGGAAGAGTATCAATGGCAAGAATGTCCGAGATAATCCACTAAATTAAGTTTCATAAAAGACGTTGCCAAAGACTCAAATGTACCAGCATAGTGCTGGCACATCAGAATCTTTAAAAACTAAACTACAATATATATGACCACCCCGAAGGGTGGAGATGACTATGTCATACGAAGTAAAGCACTTCGTATTGGTTCATCGTATTCAAGTGCAAGAGAAGAGATATGCTCTAACCTTGCACTTTTGTAGGCATCAATGGCATCAGACTCAGACACATAGCTACCTATGTGCCTATTGTTTGAGCCATATCTAGCTACATATCTATTCTTACGCTTAGTAACGCCAGTACCTTTGTTGTTGCGTATAACATTGTTGACATGTCTATCAACAAAGAGACAGGTATCTGGAGAGTATGTACGACTATTAGGGTCAAGCAAGTCCTTATCCAAGAACTTACCTTCCCAGTCTTGAGTGGTCATCCACTCCTTGAACCTACTAAATGTTATCCATTCATTACAAATGGTAACATCAGCATAGTCTGGTTCTGAGGTGACTCGTCTTAACATGTTCATCCACACAGTATAGTATGGGCACATAGCACGAGTACCATCAGCAAGCTTACTTCTGACTACATAGTCAGCATCGTTTATTCCAAGCCCGTAAACAGGCTTTCTCCTGTTGAGGAGAGGTCTTTCTTCAAACATATTTACTCCTTTATGTTTATATAGTATAACATAAAACCTATGACGAATGACTGATGTCATTCAGCCTAGGTCATCATGAGGGGACTTTCACTTGGACAAGCCGAGTTGAAGTCACTGATTGTCATGCCGTGGTCAGCTAGGTCGCCTTCCACATGCATCTCAAGGAAAGATGCTATTTGTTCGAATGAACGTAGCAATGGTCTCTTTATAAATTGCTCCTTACGAACCTCGTAAGTATGAGCAATCATGTCATTGACATAGTTAGGGTGAATGTAGTAACCATCGTGCTTAACCAATGGTACTATCCCAAACTCTTCCTTCATACGAAGAGAGATTGCACGTAGCATCCAAGCATCATCTGCTTGAATCATGTTAGCCCATGCTCCCATTGTTTTGTTCCAGTATTTAACTGTATTGCCTTGCTCGTCTACACCTTCGTAGCATACGCCTTTAGCGTCTACTTCTATTGGCATATCCATCTTGAGTGCTAGTCTCCGGGATTTAGCATTCTTATCTACAGCATGAGCAGAGAATTCTCTACCCTTAGTGTAGGCTGATGTAGCACACTTGACTCCGTCTGGTGCTCTAAAGAATAGAACAGGGATGTCTCTAGACACACCTACCATAGTTATAGAGGTGATAGTTTCTATCCACTCTAATAGACCAGGCATTAGAAGGTCGTAGACGGCACGTAGGTCGTCTTCGGTAAGCTCGACAAAGTCTTGCCCCTCTAGTAGTTCACTGACCTTCTGGTTCCAACGAGCAGTAGTCGTTTTCACTGTTTGAGCGTGAGTAATCTCAACATTAATCTTCTTTAGATTCTTGTAGTCGATAGCTATAAGAGTATCTGTAAGACTAGCTGACTTGCCCTCAAGCATGATTGCAAGTACATGTTCAACAACAGATCTGTGAGCATCTGCTGGCGTAGCCTTACCAGTAAGAGCTGTTGCTTCAGCTATGCCCTTAGAGTGTATGTTCATCGCAGCCGAACCTATTCCTGATGCAGACAAGTCTGCTTCAAGTAAGAACCCAGTCTCTGTGCCAACACCTAGTTTAATAAGTGTAGCCATTCTTGGGTAGTACAAGCCATGCCCTCTGTCTTTAGAACAGTGTGCAAGGATTAGTGTCTCATGTTTAGAGTAATAGCTACGAGCCTTCTTCCATGACATTCTTCTGCTTGTTGCAGACTTCCAGTGGAATCTTGCAGCAGTAACCTTGAGGGCATCTAAGCCCTTCTTTGTTAATGCAATAGTGTCATAGCTCTCGAACATGTTCGATCTCCATGACTCAGAGAAGAAGTTGATAAACCATGTATGCTGTGGGTCAAGTTGTGTCCCATCTACGAAGTAGTATCTGTACTTGGCAACTCTTGAACGTGAGTCTGGCACAGCAGAGAATACTATGGGCTTACCCATTACATATTCTTCAAGATATACCAATGCTTCCTTGGCTCTCTTGAGTTTCATCTCAAGTGATTCCTTACCAGAGTATGGCTTGTCGTCCTTACTGTTGTCATACTCAGCAGTAGCTTTGAACATATCATAGTAGATAGAGGTATCAGCCTTGTACATCATGAACACTTGACTGCTTAGGTTGGTTGCAAATTGCTTCCACCCAAAGCCCATAGTGTGACCATTACGGTAGCTTGTTGATGAACAGCGTGTAAACACTGGTACATCACCTTCACCGTTGGCTCTGTCTGTCAAGTATGCAGACGGGAGAAATCTGGCTCTCAGGTAGATGACCTTGTGGCCATCACCCTTGTATGTTACGATTTCACCACAAGATGGTGTGTCACTGTTGAAGTCCATTTGATAACACTGAAATGCTACATCCAGAGTATGTCTTGAAAGCTCGAATCTCGTAAGACCTTTGATCTTGCCACTCAGTTGGTTCTTGATTGAATGAGACATACGTCCACAGACGTTTGTTCTTTCAACTCTACCATCGTGTGAATCTCTAAGTGCTTCAGCGTATGCTCTCTTCACTGTTCCAGGAATGTCGCTAATTAACATTGAGCTCTCTAGTACCTTGTACTCTTTCTTGCTCACCTTCTTACCTGTAAGATCGAAGTTGATGTTGTTGTTTACTGATGACGTAGCTGTCTGACTCGTTGGGTTGGCTGTTGTATTTGCCATGGTGTTCTCCTTTATAATTATAAGTTAAGAACAGGGTTTTGAAAGCAGTTTATACACATACTAAAGGTGTTGGTGGTTCTGTTACAAAGACCAATCAATGCGTTTGTTATACGCATCGACCATAAGGTCTTTGTCCTTGATAGATGAACGAAGAGCTTGCTCTTCATCCATCAGGTCATGGTATGTTGGACCAGCGAGATCTTCACGATCCTGCAATTTCAACACCCATGATAGTTCCTGGTTCAGACGAACAGACTCATCGACAGCATCCATAGCTTTCGATTTGAATTCTTCGTTCATGTTCTCTTTTGCAAGAACAATACGTCTTTCAAGCAATCTATCATCGGCTAGAGAAATCTCTGCACCAGTGATATGAGCTTGGTTAAGCCAGTATTTTTCATGAGTTACTGAGCAAGATTTCTCTGCTCTGGTATACTCATCCGTCTGCTTAAGTTTAAGAGTATTGATATACTCTTCTTCACATTGAATGTGTTTCATACTATGCTCCTTTTTGAGCTTCAATGAGCTTCATGATTCTATCAATCTCATCATTACGACTCTGAATATCAACAAGGATGTTGGTGATGCTATCAAGAGTATAAATACGAATACTTTTGTATTCAGTATCAAAGTCAGTATATTCAGTGATGATCTCATATGCACTGTCACTAGGGACAAATGACATATTGAGACGATTATAATCATCAGCATAAACAGAGCTACTATTCTCTGCATCAAGAACACCATCAATGAGAATAATCTCATATGTGACGTTATCATTGTATGCGATAACCTTGCCATTAGACTTGTCACTATCGTACTCGTTATCAGCAATGTACTTAGAGATTTGATCAGCATGATCAAGCAGGTATGTCTTATCGCCAGTGCTAGACTCCTCGTCCTCTGCATACTCTTCAATCTCAAACAATTTGTAAGAAGAGTATGTCTCAAGAACATCAGCAAACTCATCAAGTGAATCACCAGCTTTATATTCATGTAGCATTGAGTGTACACTTCCATCTACCCAGATAACATCGTTAATGACAAATGATATTCTTGCAAAGTCAATGAATCTAATTCCGCTTGCACTTACTAGTGCTTCTATTTTACTAATTTCTTTCATGGTGTACTCCTTATAGTACGTTTTGTACCTCACCGTATAGATGAGGCCAACAAAACTCTCTAGTTGATACAAGAGCTTCATTGGTACGTTGGTTGATTAAGGGTTAGTTGAAGGAGAGTGTCCTAGGTTAAGGTATTGAGTAATGTTTGGTTGTGAGTAATAAATTACTTATTTACACTACTTTCATACCCATACTAACCCTTGCACACATAAGGTTGAAAACAAGCTGAATAAATGCTGTGTTGCCCATGAATGGTGGTTCTGTGAGTTATATTTGGTTTGTCCTCTAGGGGATTAGCCACTCACTCCGTTCGTGGGGTTCAAAGCATACATCTGTAAGAAACATACGAGGCAATGACTGAGTTACAAGACCATCTCCTTCCTTAGACATCCATCTGTTTTAATAGACGGAGGAATGAATGGAGACAATACATGAGTAATCATATATATTGTAGTTGACAAGGTATCATCAATGTTAATGCATCAAAGATAATAGTACATGTCCTTAGACTATGGTTGTAAAGCATATTCTAGTAAGTTTTGTAAACTTATGAACCCCACCCAACGGTGAGGAACATAAATCAACTATGGATTTAGAGCTTCGACCAAGAAGCAATAGCCTCCTGGATAGCAGTTTCAAGATTTGACTTCATCTGGGAAGCAGAGAGTTTCTTGCCTGAAGCAATAGCTCTACGTTTCTCCATGTGAAGCTTTATTCTAATCTTCTTAGCAAGTTCCTTCTCAAGCTGTGCGTCTCCACCAGCCCTAGCCTTTGCTACTGTGTCAGCTATTACAGCCTCATCAGTAGTCAAAGAGTTAGAAGAATACGTCATGGTAGCCATAAGACTATCAATAGCATCTGCCAAGAAAGAGTTGAACCAATCTCCAAACTGACCCTCACCTTTAGCCAACTCTAGCACTGTTGTCGCCTCTAGTTTTCTACCACCTTCGAATGTTCGCAGAGTCTTTGCAGAGCCTGTAATCAATGAAGTCAATAGATACCAAGGTGTAGCCACCAATGCTTTAGTTGTAAGAAGAGCGTCAGCTCTCAATCCGTGATTTATATGTGTAGTTGTGTTCATAACAACTCCTATGTTTATGTAGTTTAACGTCCTCCGACGGATGTGGTTTAGACACCAGTGAGCCTACTGTAGTAGTAGACTCTAGCTATCTAAAAGACAATCTTATTAATTGCCTCATCACAAACAGCTCTAAGAGAGTCAGGCATGTATTGGACCATTGTTGCCACCTCTTCTGAAGAGAGAGTACAATAGTGACCAGCCTCAATGAATACAGATGCAGACTTGTCGTCATTGAAGTGGATACCAGATACATACTGATCATCAACAGATAGTTCCGCTCTAGCAATAGATAGGAACCAGTTGCGATCATTCATTCTAGCCTCTGCATATTTGTCACCGTTAGCGGGTGTAATAGTAGATACTGAGAATGGAAGCTCTTGGATACTGTTTGTGTTGGTAGTTGTTTTCATAACAACTCCTTTGTGTTTAGTTTAACGTCTCGTTGGACGGTGGTGGACCACAAGGGTACACACACACATGGATACACAGTGTATATGCATGGGTGAGAGTACGGAGCCAGGCTGGTAGCTAGGCTGCGGCTGTGTAGAGGAGAGGAAGGCTATGGCTTTACGAAAGCTCCAGCAAACCTAGGGGGGGTATACCCGCCTGCACTCCCCACACAGAGAACACACTGCATTGGTAGGTAAATTACAAAAATCCATATAAAGTTCCTTAATTTAATCTTAAAGTGAAAGTTGCTTCTCAAATATAAAATTTTGGTATTTTTGGTATAATGTTTTTAATTGATTTAAAGGAACTAATATGGGACAGAGAGAAGACATACCGTTGAGTGTTTATGCTGGAGCTATGGGATCTGCTGTTAAGGCTGGTGGTAAGGCTGTGTATGATGGGATGAATGGTCCTGCTCTTGTTAATGGAGTAGCTGGTATTGCCAAGGATCCTTTTGTCCAGGCTGCTGCAGCCACTGCTGCTGGTTCTAAGTTTCTACCTGGAGCTATGGGTAACGCAGCAAAGGTTGCTGGTACATACGTTATGCCTGCATATATGGCTTACGAGGGAATGAACAAGGCAGCAAATCCTGAAGGATACTTCCCGAACCAAGCACTGGATGCAGGGCACAATGTTGCTGCAGGAGCTGGTGGTTTGTATGAAGCTGCTACTTTTGGAATAGGAAGTGGTAAAGAGCTTGCACATAAATTGGAACCATATACTGAGCAGTTTGGTTACGACATGAGACAGGCTGGGAAAAAATGGGAAGCTATAAAAAATTATTTTAATTAATTCTGGTATAATTCTTTAACTAACCCTCAAGGATTAAACCATGACTCTCGAAGAATTAAGGGGAACTGTCCCCAAACACGTACAAAAATACATCACACAATCTGTAGTCAACACCATGAACCACTTAGAAGCGGAAGATGGTGAAGATTTCGCAGAACATTACAGACAAAACTTTATAAACATGAGTATGGTTCTGAAGAGTTCAGACTGGACAGTTAAGGATTACACCTCTGCAGTCAAATTTGTATCTCATCAGCTACTTGAAATGCCAGATATAGATAGCTATAGACTTACATTCCCTGATAGATATAGTAGACTCATGGATAAGTGGACAGCTACAGGAATGAGTGAAGCAGACGTTAGAGGATCAAAGATCTCCTCGTTTGTCTCTGCATATAAGAGGAATCCACTGGTTGTCAAGATTATGGAACAAGCACTCGTTCCACCAAGAATACTAAATGCACACATGTTCCAGGATGCACTGAACGTACAGATGGGACTAGCATTCAATGCACGCTCTGAGATGGTCAGAACCACAGCAGCCAACTCAGTACTTACTCACCTCAAGCAACCAGAAGTCACAAAGATACAGATGGAAGTTGGAATCAAGGGACAAGATGAACTGTTGGCGTTGAGAACTGAGATGACAAGACTGGCTGGTACGCAGCAGATAGGGATAGAGTCTGGCTCTAGTACTTCGCTTGAGATAGCAGAGAGTAGAATATTGTTTGAAGATGTAGAGGACGCGGAGATTGTAGATGCTTAGAATGTATGAATGTAACTGGTGTGGATTAATGCAGGTTAAAGACGGAGGATCTGTTACATTGAAGCCTGCAGGTGGTGGACGTATGGCTCTCACTTGGCAAGGCACATGTTACAAGTGTGTAAAAAGCAGAAGACCAAATGGTAACATTATGCATCCTATGATCAAGAATTCCCTAGGTGATTGGAATAGACGAAAATATAAGAACATCAGGAAAAAGGAGAACGAAAGAATGAGAGTAGTTCCCCAACTTACGTGGCATTAAAGGTAAAGTAGTCTATACTTCTGTTGGCTGAGATTTTGTTGTTTGGTTGGATCTCGGCCTCCTTCCAAGTAAATGTCTCCTCAATAGATACTACTTCCCCCTCCTCCAACCAAACTACTTCAATAATTTATGTTATAATTGTCTAAAATACTCAAGGATTTTCCATGACTCAAGAAAACTTTGCCTTAAACTCTGCGTTTGCCAGACCTGAGTTCAGGATTGCGGAAGCTAATGCTAGAATGGGTGGTAGAATGGGCTTTGACTATGACTATAGTAAAGACGATCCTATGGCAAGACTGCTCGATCCAAGAGGACATGGTTCTGACAAAGGGAAGCTTCCTTGGCATCCAACCTTTAGCACACAGAGTGACTACTCTACGGCGAAGAATCCAGGTGGAGTGTGGGGACACGATGTATTTGGCGATACATTTACTCCTGCAGCTAATCAGCGTGGACCATCTTTCAATGAGTATATGAAATACAGGGAACCAGACGTTAGGGTGATTAGATGAGTGCAGTAACAGCTCAACACCTACAGGCAGTAAGGTCAACGTATACCGTTGATCAATGGCTTGATGACGTAGACTACAATCCGGATCCGACCTATATCCCCTCAATCTTTGCACTAGAGTTTGTAAACTTTATTAAGCTAGTGAATGGCTCTGAAGGGGAAGAAAACAAGACTCCAGTGTTGCACTACAAAATGTTGGATGCAATTGCTGGACCAGACATGTCAATCATTAATATGCTATATCGTGGTTCTGCAAAGACAACATTGATGGGAGAGTATTTATTCTTGTATCTAGGTGTGTACGGAGAGATTCCAGGATTTGGTAAAGTTGACATTGCTATATATGTAAGTGATTCAATTGAGAATGGTGTAAAAAACATGCGTAAGAACCTGGAGTATCGTTGGGAAAACTCTGAGTTCTTAAGAAAATATATCCCCAAAACAAGGTTTACTGATGTCAGATACGAATTTGAAAATATCGCAGGAAAAAAACTTATTGTTAAAGGCTATGGAGCCAAGACCGGAGTTAGGGGAGCCAAGGAGATGGGTAAAAGAGTTGACCTTGCGTTGCTGGACGATCTCATGTCCGATGAAGATGCTCGTTCGGCTACTATCATTGCTTCCATTGAAGATACTGTTTACAAAGCGATAGACTATGCATTACACCCAAAGAAATCAAAGACAATCTGGAACGGTACTCCGTTTAATCAAAACGATCCACTCTATAAAGCAATTGAGTCAGGAGCATGGGCTGTCTCCGTTTACCCTGTATGCGAACACTTTGACGAAAATACAACTGAAGAAACATTTAGAGGAGCTTGGTCTGACCGTCACGATTTTGCATATGTCAAACGTCAGTATGAAAAAGCTAAAGCTGCAGGTAAACTCGACTCATTTATGCAAGAGCTTATGTTGCGAATTACGTCCGATGAAGATAGGCTGGTTCGAGAAACTGATATGAATAAATGGTTTGAAAGTGATGATGTTATGGGGAGAGAGCATAACTATAACTTCTATATTACAACAGACTTTGCGACCTCAGAGAAACAACGTGCCGACTACAGTGTCATATCCTGTTGGGCATACAATAGTAATGAAGAATGGATGTTAATAGATGGCGAAATTGGACGAAACCTTATGGATAAGAATATTGATCTTTTGTTTGATATGGTTGTCCGTTATAACGCACGATCTGTGGGTATTGAGGTAACTGGTCAACAGGGAGCATTCGTAACCTGGATAAGAAAAGAGATGCACAAGAGGAATACTTACTTCACTATAGTCGAGGTCAGACCTACATCTGACAAGCTAAGAAGATTCCACAATATTGTACCAATGTTCAGACAGGGCAAGATGTGGTTTTCAAAGGATCTCGTCGGAACCAAGTTCCTGACGGAGGTTAGAAATGAGCTTGAAAGAGCAACAGTTTCTGGATTCAAATCAAGACACGATGACGCTATAGATACTATATCAATGCTTACAGAAATGAAGCCATGGAGACCAAGTGCTGTGGGAACCAGAAGGGACGGAAGTACCTTTGAGGACCCATTCTACGAGGATGATCCAGACGAAGAGCTTGCAATAGGCTCTTATATAGTATAGGGTATTATATTAACAGTAAAAAAAGCAAAAGGATATTGTATGAGACTAAGACAGATTTTCGATATCCTGCAAAATACAGAATTAAAACAGATAGTTGTTGGTGAGGATGACAAGCAAGTCATAGCACTAATGAACCTCGGCCTTATAGAGATATATGGTAAATTCAACATATTGCAGGAAGAACAAACCATAAGAATAATTGATGGCGTAACAAGATACAGCCTGGTTGACAACTCTCAAAAAGTGCTGCAAGTATTCTGTAGAAATGTTGGCAAAGATCCACTGAGAGGTGAAGATGCATTTGAAGAAGTACCACTAAATGACATAAATGATGACAACTCCGTATATACATCACAGCCATTTTTACTGCATGTGCCTAACCCAGATGAGGGTAAGATATATTCTGTAATTCAGGTAGTAACTCCACCATATATCACGAAAGATAATATAGACACAGTAGACATTAACTTTCCTCCACAATATCTCGATCCGTTAGTAAACTACATTGCATTTAGAGCGTATAAGTCAATGAATGGTGATGAGCAGACAGAGATTGGTTCTCACTGGAGAGCGTATATGATGTCTTGCGATGAGGTATACAAAAAAGGACTTGCTCAGTATTCTGTACTTACAAACATTAAATTAAATGACAGAGGATTTAGATAATGAAAATACCATCATGGGGACTCGATCAAAACGAGGAAAAGCATTTTATAGATAGATATTGGGGGCGTGTTCCTATGTTCCTAATATTCCAACCATATAACGGAAAATGCTCAGTGAACAAAGATTTCATATACTTATTTAATCTATTTTTGTCAGGTAAGCTGAAAGAGGAAAATATAAGTATAGACCTGTGGAGACAGATGGAGAGCATGAAGAAGGGTATGGTGTGTATGTGTACACTTACCTTTGAAGAAAGATCATTCATCAAGATATTCCTAGGTGGTAAGCCATGTGACGCAGCAAGTATTCCATGGAAACTAAAGTGTGCAGAGAAAATCTGTTGTAATGAGATCGTAGCATGTGAACCACCTCATCAATTAGTATGTCATCCAAGTGGTGGCGGAAAACCAACACCGTAAAGGATAGAAAATGGCAGCAAGATTGCATTGTGATGGGCAAGGTCTCATAGAGGTTAAAAGTATAATGACGGCAGTCAACGTGAACAGTGAGCTTATCGAGAAGATAGCTCATGGTACAGGTTCAATTGGCGGCGATCTATCAAAAGTTTTCGCTGAAGTAACGGCGAATGAAAAAAGAATTTCTGCACTAGAGAATGCAGCCAAGCCACCGTCATCTGCAGACTTATCTCTCATTGAGAATAAGGTAGATATAAACAAAAAAGCTATAGAAGATATCAATAAAGAGATTCCACTTATTAAGCATCAGGTTGGACTCAATATGAACAAGATTGATACTGTTGCTCTTGAAATGGCTACGGTTAAGAAGAACTCTGATGATTCCATCTTAAAGGTTGATGCACTAGAGATAAAAACATCAAGGATGCAGAACGAGCTAACTCATGCAATAGATGTTGCAAATAGTGCACAAACCAATGCATCTTCTGCACTTGGTGCATCTTCAGCAAATACAGCAAACATAGCAACTATGTCACTTGATGTTGCAAAGAATGCTAGAGATATTTCAAAACTTAAAGCAGGTATGGCAATATATACAGACACAAGACCTGCTGGTCAAAGTGGTGGTACAGCATCCTCAAAGGCATGGACCAACAGACCTGTTGGACATGAGGTTTTCAATGATATAGGTGTCTCACTTAATGTCGCAAAGATAAAGCTTACTCCTGGACAATACATCATTGAAGCAATTGCAACTGCAGAGGGTGAGAACCAGGCTAGATTGCTTATTGGGACAACTGAAATGTATGGTACTGTTGCTGGGACAACTGGCTGTTCGGAAGTTAATGGCTTTATAAATATAACTGCAGATACAGATCTTACACTCCAGACAATTGTAACAACTGCAACTGGTTCAGACTCATTAGGTAAGGCATCTCCTTTTGGACATGAAAAGATATTCTCAACAATAAAAATTAAAAAGGTAGACTAAGATGGCAACTATTAATGCAAAAGTCCCTGAGTTGAAATGTGACTCAAATGGGGAAATAGAAATAGGACAGATTATAAGTACTATAAATAAAATCATTGTTCTGCTTAAGCAGTTTGAAGAGTGTTGTGATCACTTGAAGACTGCACTTAGAGTAAAGACGTTAAGAGAGGGTAACATCCTGTATATGACAGATGATGGGACTGAGCCTAAGAACGGAACGGAGAAATAATCCATGTTGTTTTTACACGAAAAAAAAGCTGAAGAGCAGGAAAATCCTGATGATATCGTAGGCGAAAGTCTTATCACTCGCAGTGACAACTGTGAAGCATATTATAATATGGTTGATGAGAATGGAAAGCTTATTGGTGGGGGACATGGACACAAGCGTAAAGATCTTTGTGACATGACTCCTTGTCTTACTGGACATATAGCAATATCTGACATAATGAAAAATATTAACTGTATTATAAAGTATGCAGAAAAAGCTGCTGGATGTTGTAATAAATGGAGAGATGAATTTGCAGAGATTCAGGGATTGATAAAAGGTAAGATGCTGTACCTTACGGATGACGGTGCTGCACCAAAGGTTGCCGCACTTCCATCTCCTCTTCCTGACACAAAGACATTCATGAATCACACAAAAATGGAAACAATATTCTGGAATCATAAGCCAGTACTTGGTATGTGGATGAATGGTGTACTTGTATTCTATAAGCCGATCAAGCTATCGTTGCCACAATTCCATGATACATTTGATTTAAGTAAATGGATCAAAGCTGAGCTTACAAAAATGGGTAAACTTAGTGAAGCAGAATACATCATTGTTGACAATAAATTTATACAGCCAACAATGAAGACCGGAAATCTTAAGCAATGGAATACTGTAGAATTTCACAATGCTGGTGAGATAACCGGAACCAACGCATGTGAAGATGCACTTGTCGTTGAGTCACCAATGGTTCTGTTTAATACTGGAACAATTAAGGGATCAGGTGGTAATGGTAAGAATGGACATGCTGGAACTGCTGGACATGCCGGAACTACTATCCCAGGACAACCTGGTAAAGTCATTGGACACAAAAAAGTTACCTACGGTGTGGTTGATAAGATTATGCCAGTTAAAGGTTCTGGATGTCCTGCTGGATGGTGTATTGGTGCAGTTGATTACTTCGAGATAGGAGGACAGATGGGGCCAGGTGGAGTAAGTACTTACAGAGCTAGACACGATGTTGGGTACAGATGGTCTGGTGGGTCAATCTGGGAAGGTAATGGAGGATGGGGCCCATGGCAAGCCACACCACAAGCTGCACATGGAAGTATTCCTGCCTTTAATGGTCCAGCGACTGTATACCACTCAGGAATGAAATTTACTGTTGGTGGAGTAATTTACCAAGAGGGATCAAACTTCCCAGCAGGGAATAGACTCTTTGCTGTTGTTCATGCACTATATGCACAACACTACAGAGAAGTTCCAATTATGAGTGGAGGTAAGCCTGCTATCAAGGGTGGTTCTGGTGGAAAGGCAGGAACTGCTGGTAAAGCTGGTGTTGGTCAGTCTTTCAAAACTAAGCAGAGTAACGGAACATCTGGTGGACCTGGTGGTAAAGCCGGAAGCACACCACATGGTGGACATCCTGGTACTGATGGTACTAGTGGTACATCCGGAACCAACGGTGGTATTTGGGGCCAAGATGGAGCCTCATGTCATGCAGGTAAGGCAATCAGAGGCAAGGGAAATCTTATTGACTTTGCTAAGCACGGAGCGGGTAAGCACATAGGAGGTATTGTCTAATGGACTACGGTGAAAGAATGGGGTTGCTTCTATCAAACATAGAGAACCTCACAAAAATGTCAACAGTACTTGACTCAAACTTCATTGAAAAAGTTGAGGGGGTTTCCTCCTCTCTTGCTGGTATAAATGGCGAGCAAGTAGAGAAGATTATCATTGCTTCAGAAAAGATAGAGAAAAATAGACGAGATGTCCTTCTCGTTGAAAATGGATTGAGTAGTATAAGACGAGTGGTTGAGATGCAAAACCAGGTACAGTATGTATCGGATGCTCGTCAAAATATAGGACTGGTTGCGGGGAGTTTAGATAGCATTAAAGAGGTTGCAGAAGATATTGTATATATAAGAGCAGCTTCTGCAATGAAGCCTATGATAGATGAAACATTGGCACTTAGCGTTAAGATGGATGCAGTGCTTGATATGGAGGAAGATATTGAAGCCTTCATGAAGACTGCAGATAGGATGGAGTTGGTTCTGGCAGAGATAAACCAGAACAGAGTAACCATCCAGAGTGAACTTGAAACATCAGCAAACATACTCAATGCAGTATCTCTTACTGAGAAACGCATAAGTGAAAAGCTTGCTACTGTTGAAAGTATGGTAAATACACTGCAGACATTTAGGATATCAGTTGATCATCTTGGAGAGAATGACAAGGCATATAATAACTATGACCATGAGAACAACATATTAACGCTTGGAGTGCCAAGAGGTATGACAGGTCCAAGAGGGCAGTACAAAGGCGACAGAGGCGAACCTGGGCTCAATGGTAAGGACTTCTCTGCAGACTACAAGGGACTAAGACGAGAAAGGGGTAAGTATTGTAACTATCCTGTTGGTACATCCTATCTTAGCTTGGATGAAATCCCAACTATGATATACTTTCGTAAGAGTAACCAAAATGATGACTGGACGGATGGGCAACCATTTGGGGTCGGAGGTGAATTCTATGGCGATGGCGATACATCCATAGTAAACGGGATAAATGTTCAAAGACTTACTGATCAAGTAATGTATGAACTAGACAAAAGACAAAGGATTATAAATGGCTAATACCAAGAAGAGTACGGCAGTTCCGATTAAGAACTCGAATGGAAACACCCCTCTGCATGCAAGATGGACGGTTCCACCGTTCTGTCATGATGTAGTCGGTGCTCCCCCGAAGCCTCCAGGTGGGAGACCACCCCTAACCAGAGAACATGTTGATCAAAGTTTTCAACTAACACAAGGTGTTGTCTATAAGATAGAACCTGAGTTGAAGGTAATGATGCAGAATGTTTCAGAAAATGAAGATGACTACATAGAGTTCTCCGACCACGGAGATCCATGTGGAATCTGGAACAAAGTAGACGTAAGCAATTTCTTAGAGATAGATTCACCAATTTATCTTTACAATAGAACACATAAACAGAATGCCGTTATGGCAATCATATCAGAACACTAGGAGAATATCATGGCAGCAAGTTGCGATCAGACGATAAAAATTTCAGGTGGACCAGGGGCTACTAGCGTACAGTCAGTAACCTATGATCCAAAAAAACATTCAATAACAATCACCAAAGCAAACGGTGCTACAAATCAATTAGACTTGGTAGACCAGCAGTTAATGTCAGTAACGGCAGATGCTAAAGGAATGATTACTTTCACAGTAAATGATCCAAGAGGTAGAGGCGTAAAGAATGACATCATGTTTGATGGCTCTAAATTCATCAACGTACAAGCAAATTACACAGAGACAGATACAGCTAAAGATTCGTATATCAAAAACAAGCCGAGAGACTTGGTTCTTAATATGCACGTTGACCCAGCTACAAATGAACTCAAGT